GCGTTAGCTGCTGGCGATACAAGCATTGTGCTAGTCAGGGCTGCAGCGATGATTAGCGATACTTTCTTAAATGAGTTCATTTAATTTATTCTCCTTATTTCTTCTGCCTCTTATATGAAACAGAAACTTAATGTAATTCATGTATCTTTACATGAAACGAGCAGGGATCTCCGCCTTCTTCCCATTCTTGCATTTCTTCATCTGACATTGGTGGACCGTCATGTGTATCACAAAATACATCTGATATCCATCCCCGATCATAACCATTCTTAAGCCATATTTCAAACTCTAAATGATTAGCATCTTCTGAATCAAATTCTAGATCCATTCTGAAATTTCTTCCAGCATTAGATGTTTTGGCTTAGCGCCGACAATATGTTTTACTGGCTTCCCAGACTTAAATAGTACCATATAAGGTATAGAGGTTACAGAGTATTCTGCTGATTTAATAGGATTCTCATCAATATTTAACTTTCCAACCCAAAATCCACGCTCATTTGATATTTCATCTAGGATCGGTGAGATCTTTTTGCAAGGACCACACCAAGGAGCCCAGAAATCAATGAGCACTAAATCGTGAGATTGAAGCACCCCGTCAAAGCTTTCATCTGTAACTATCAACTTACTCTCCCTTTAGTTCATCTGCTGCACTATTGAACTTGTTCATAAATGTTTGAACAACCCAAAATGCAGTTTCGCCTGCATTTACAGACATTGCTCTTGAAGATTCTTCATTTCTATCTTCTATAGCAAGGGCGTTGTACCATTTCTGGTACAACTCCTCACCAATTTCTTTAATGATTTCTTCAAGTATGGTTAACTGATCAGCCATTAAGAGCGCCCGTTAGGTTAATTAATTTACCCGAAGTTACCTTGGAACTAGATGTATTAATTGATGTTCTAGAAATCAAATCATATATCTGTGCATATGTAAGGGTTGGCTTTGCAGCCTTAATTGTTGCCCAAGAGGTTGCTGCAATTACAGTTGCATTGGATGTTCCAGCAACATTGATAGTTCTTCCGCCTGCAGTTATTGCTTGGGTTGTTCCCTGTGCAAAAAAATCTGTTAGCTTAGGGTCGTAGTTGCTATAAACCGCAACCGTCTTTGCTGGCATTGTAGCCCCAATTGCTATTGCAGATGGGATGCATGCAGGCCAGTCAATTCTTGAATAGTCTCTAGCATTACCTGTTGGAAAGAATACTCCAACATCCATTGATTTCAATGTGTCAATTTTTGATTCAGTTATTGGTGTTTTAGGACAATAATCTGATCCAGTTGCAAGGTTGTGGTGGCCCTGAGACATAGAAACTGCTTGAATGTTAAACTTATTTTTGTTTTGAATTACCCATTCTAATGCGTTATATACAGTTGCTTCTCCAGCAGCCTGCCTTAAACCATTAATATTTGTGCCGATTACCTTAACAAAAACAATATTAATGTTTGGGTTTGTCATTACCGCAAGGGATGACATCTGTGTTCCATGATCAAAGCCGTTCTTCAAAAGCCACTCTGGCTTTAATGTAGCAGATCCTGGGCCTTCCATAACAGAAAGTTCGTTAGGACATGAGCTCCATTGAACAACGCATGCCTCGTAAATAATTTTGTCTTTGAATATTGGTAAAGATGTGTCAATCGCTGTGTCAAGGATTGCTATTGTTGGAATTTGTACTGACTTATTACCGATGTTGTTTTTAACAGCAGCAGTTGCAGTTGTAGGTAAAACTAGTGCTAAGGCTATTAAAGCCGTGATTATTTTTTTATTCATACTACCTATTCTACTAAATATTGACAGATTGTCAATAGACTATTCGTTGTCTAGTGTATCTAATTTAGCCTTATACCATTTACCAGCGTCTAAGTTGGTAGGTGTCTGTAGGCCTTGAGATTGTAATAGATTAGTTAAGCTTTGTGTGTATAACTCAACCATCATTTCAAGTCTGACTACCTGCATTTCCAGCAGTCTTAGTCTCTCTGACTTTCTCATAGTTATTCCTTTCTGTCTACGGGGGTAGGTGCTGTTGCAACACTACCGCAACTAACACATTCCATATCTAGGAAATATGTAGCAATTTCAAAATCTTCAAAAATAACTTTTAAGTTCCATATTTGTGATCCGCATGGACATAGGTGAGTTGGAGTCCCTCTTATATCCATAGAGTTGTCATAGCTTTCTGGACGAAGATTTAATATATCGTCAGTATGATTGCCTTCTCGCTCAACATCTTCTTTGTCTACAAGAAATATCTCATAGGTTTCCAAGAACAATTGGACCTTGTATTTAATCTTTGAATACACAAGGTATACCAGTAACACAGATAAAATTGCTATGGTCCACTTCATACTTCTATTATACCTTAAACTTGGATGTATGTATAGGGGGCGGATACGCTCATATTAAACTCGGTTGCTGCCTCTAATGCAGCCTTTAGGCGTACCTTTGGGTTTTGTTGCTTCTTTGTTGCATGCAGTGCTCCTAGCGCTAACATTCCACCACTGCCTTCCGCCATATAGTTAACTATGTTTTCTCCAACATGGAAGTCTTCATCTACAGTAAAAAGCCTACCGCATATACCAACAATAAAAATACCACCTGTGTCTTCTTCTGATGCAGATCCAACGCTTCCGTAGCCGTGATCTTTAAATGCAGCCTTAACGGAATCAATAAACTTAGTTCTCATAAACTTATCTAAGCCAGAGTTTGTTTTGGTTGGAGTGTACTTTGGGGGAGTCCACATGTATTGCAGGATTTGTCCCATACGAAATGAATCTGTAAATGCAATTCCGTATTGATCAAGGTCTTTTAATTCCATTTTGAGCAGGTCTTGCTCACGCTCAATTTTTCTACTTTTTTCTCTTCTGGATTCTTTTATTCCATTAAACATGGCTGTGCCTATACCGCTCAATACTGATGCGATAATAACAATAATAACAGAATTGGCGTCCATACTCATAATAGTTTAATTATACCCCAAAATGAGTGCTAATACTTAATTATACAAGCAATTCCGATGCAATAATATCATTACCAACATATCGCTTTTTAATAATAAACTCTCTAACCGCTTCAGATCCTAGTTGCCTGCCCGCCAAAATTACTACCCAGCGGGGCTCAAACTTAGAAGATATGCATGTTTCACACATTAATAGATTAATTGGCATCAAGATTGATTTTCTTACATTTAGCTTATTTTTTGTCTTGTTACAGCAGTAACATAATATTTTTTCCATTAATTAGATTCCTCTTCGTGCTCAAAAACAATTTCATCCATTATCGTGAACTCATCATTTTCTAACACTTCTTCTATTTCAATACCATCTTTTTGGTATTTAACTTTTGATGCATATATACCCAGGCTTTCGACTGATCCATATAGTCTTTCTGCATGAATAAAAACGATCTTAATTACTTCGTAATATTCTCGCACTTGGTACCCCCTCTAGTTCGCATCTTACACCGTAAGACTCGATTAGCTTTTTAACTTTTCCAACATAATCAATTACCATTTCTTTTTTAACACCTTCGTATTTTAAAAAATTGTCTTCATATAGTCTTATTGCTAAAAACTGTGGATACTTTACTATGTCCATTTGCAAACCCATATCAGGTTTTTTGATTTCCCTGACTTTTTTTGCCATTTCTGTAGTATAAAAGACGGGCTTATTTGGTTCACCCGTCCATTCATTTACACCATACTTAAAGTGGTCTTTATCTTTATTTATAAATTCCACGGTTAAATACCATTTTTGTTTCTTATCTTTTGCCAAAACTCTTTTGTTTTGTGAATATTCTTAACCTTATCTATCTCGCCAGAGTTTAGATATATCCCGCCCCATACTCCGTGATCGTTATTCATAGAGCCTGAATTAAAACAGTCTTTAGAGACTGGGCAACTAAAGCAGGCTTCATCAATACTTGCAGCTATTACTGGATCGGATTCATATTTATCAAAGAATAAATTTGTATCCATGCCCCTGCATATGGCGATATCAAACCACTTAAAGTCATTCTCTTCTACACCTAGATCATTTAAAATATTTGACATATTTGTCCGACATCTTCCATGTTCCGTCTGTACTTATAGGAAAATTTTCTGCAATTCCCCAAGAATTATTTTTAAATAATCCATTTTTATTAGAGAATCCAGTCGGGTTCTTTTTCCATATAATGAGATTATAGTTGTCCCAATAGGACTGTCTGTCTTTAGAGCTGAATCTTTTAATAAAGACATCAACTCCTTTAGGCGTCAAAACTAGCACTTTTTTCCTATCTGTTAGTTCCGCCTATATCCTATTATATAATATTTGAGCCTATATTGTCAATAGACTATTTGACTTTTTTTATCTTTAAAATATCTATATGTTTAATTTCATTATCTATATTTAATACGTCAAGGGCATATTCTTTTGCATCAGATTCATTAAAGGCTTCAACCTCTATATCAATATTGACCTTAATTAAATATTTTTCCATGTATCAATTATAGCACAAATATGGTATAGTATATATATGAAAAACATCAAAAGCATAGACGGAAAAATTCACATCATTGAAGATTTTATTTCTCCAGACACGGCAATGTTTATATACAAGTCTATTAATCCTCATGTTGATATGAGTCATCAAAAAGCTGGGCCTTCAGTATATTCTGGTCCTAGTGCTGGTGAGAACGCAGAGCAGGTCGGTAGAACAAGAACAATCGCTGCTTACAATAACGACCCTTGGTACAACGTTGCAATTGATTTGCTTTCAATGATTTGCCCAATGATGTCAAGAGTAATATCTGATTTCTATAAAGAAGAATACGATTTAAAAACAGCATTTTATAGCAAGATGCTTACTGGTGGGCGAAATGTTTTACACATGGATAACAGATTTGTTTCAACAAAAGACGAGCTTATAGAAAGGCCAGGTGCCGATGCGGACAGATCTGGTCTGTTATATTTTTATTCCGACTGTGAGGGTGGAGAGCTAAACTTTCCATTCCAAAACTTTAAGATTAAACCAAATCCAGGAACCTTTATATTCTTTACTGGTGACGAAGAAGTTCCACATGAAGTAACACCAGTTTTATCTGGAGAAAGAAACAATCTTATTTCTTTTTTCTGGCCTGCTGACAGAAATGCAGATGATTTTTATAAAAACCAAAGATACACTAATGCAAGAAATGGAATACATCAAGAAGTTCAAACAACTCTTGAATTTTTAGAGAATCATAAAAATAAATAATTCTATTTCTTTTTAGATCTTATCTTTGCAAGCGCTTCAAAATCTTTGACTTTAGTTTCTCCTAAGTAACCCCAGGCGTAGCCATCAGCAATCATTTGTTCATTTACAGAGACTGTTGATCCATCCAGATACAACCAGCCTAAGATTCTTCCATACTTTTCTGATGAATCCATCTTTTCTGTTTTAATAACAACGTCTTTAGCATCTTTAATCTTAGACTTGACATACTCTTTAGCCTCAAGGCCTAAAATCTTTTCAGCCTTATCCTTTGTTCTACTTTCTGGAGTATCAATTCCAGCCAGCCTAACTCTTGAACTAAATGATATGTCAAAGCCTAGATCAATTTCTACGTCTATTGTATCTCCGTCTACTACGTTATTTACTTTTTTAACATGGTATTCGTACATTACTTCTTTGGTGCCGCCTTTTTTGCAGGTGCATCCCAATCTGGTCTAGCAACTGCCATTACTAGGCTGTATGCTCTCTTTTTAAGAAATACTCCGTCTCCATTAGCCTGTGATCCTTTTGAATCTCCGCTAGTGTTTCCTTCATAGCAATGCAAGTTCTTTCCGTCATTCTTTACAACAATTCCAACGTGCTCTGTGTCAGTCGGATTTTTGTCAAAGTTAAAAAATACAACATCTCCTGCTTGTGCCTGACCAATCGGAACAATTCTCTTATTCTTAGCAAACCACTGTGCTCCTGCATCGCATGATGCAAAGCCTTTCTTTGTTGAAGCTGCTACTAAATGTACCAGGCCAGCATCATTAAAGCATCCTGAAACAAACATAGCACACCATGGCTGGTTATTCATTCCATACCATTTACCAAAAACTGTATCGTTGTTCTTTCCTTCTGCATACTTTTCATCAGCATATTTCTTTGCTGCAGCCACAACTTTGGCTGCGTTTGGGTGGATATTATTTGACATTTAATGCCTCCTTTAAGGTTATATGTATTATAGCATTTATTTTGCTTTTTTGTCCACCGCTGAAAATGCTGCATTAATTTCTGCCACAGTCAGCTTGCCGTCATCTAGGAAGCCTCTTGCTAGTCTTTCAACTACAGTTGCTACTCCTAAAGTTCCTGCTAATATTACTGCCTTATAGGTTTCAATTCCCACCACTGCACCTGCTCCAATTACGGACAATCCTGATGCTGCAAATACTGCAATTATTCTCATAAAAATATTATTTATGTTTGCAATTGCTCCTGATCCTACTTGTGTTGGTTCTTCAATATATGCTTTTGCCATTTTTATTCCTCATTTCTATTTCTAATTGGACTTGTAACTATCCAAAGAGCAGTTGTTGCCATGATTCCATAACCTACAATTGTCTTTGCGCTTCCGTCCAGAACTACCCAAGCAATAAACATTCCAAGAAGGGTCCATGCTTGGTCAACCATATCTTTTAGGATATTCTTTATTATTCTTACCATTTTCTTCTGCCTCCTTGACCTGGTGAATTTGCTCCTGAGCCTCCACCAGAACTTCCTCCGCCCCCTGTGCCACCTCCAGTGGCTCCTCCTGTGGCAACTGCTGCGGCGTTAATTGCCGCTCCTGCTGCTACAACTGTTGCTACAACCATTTCAGTTGCTTCTTCTCTTTCGCCTTCTGTCATATCTGCACCTATGCTTCCAAGGGCCTGTAGTGCTGCTCCTGGGTCATTAAATAACTCTTGTGCAAAGGCTGCTGGATCAGATATTAATTCTACTTGTACTGCAACTTCTGCAGTAATTACAACTGAGTCACCATTTTCAGATGTTCTAACATCAACTGGTGTGCTTGCTGGCAAATCTGATAACTTAATTCCAGCTTCCGCTACCTGTTCTTTAGTAAGATTTTCACCTTCTGGAACTGATTGAATTAATGCATCAGCAACAATATCTTTTTCTGCTTCGGATAATTTACCATCTGAATTAGCTAATTCAACAATTGCTGCAACGTCTTCTTGTGAAACTTCACCATCTGACGCAAGCGCTTCCAATACTGCTTCTTGATCTGCTACAGAAACTTTTCCATCTTCTGCTAATGCTTCAATTAATTGATCTGTTTCTTCTGAATCAATTTCTCCATCTGCTGACATTGCATCTGCAATTTCTTCAACTTCTGTACTATCAATTTTACCATCTTCTAATGCATCATCAACTGTATTTGTTACATCTTCTTCTGATCCCGTCACTGGCTCTGTGTCCACTGGTTCTGTTTCCACTGGCTCTGTGTCCACTGGTTCTGTTTCTACAGGTGTTGTATCAACTGGCTCTGTGTCCACTGGTTCTGTTTCCACTGGCTCTGTGTCCACTGGTTCTGTTTCTACTGGCTCTGTGTCCACTGGTTCTGTTTCTACTGGCTCTGTTTCCACTGGCTCTGTTTCTACAGGTGTTGTATCAACTGGCTCTGTTTCTACAGGTGTGGTATCAACTGGTGTGGTAGTTACTGGTGTAGTGTCTACAGGTGGCACAACTACGGGTGTAGTGTCTACAGGTGGCACGACTACTGGTGGTTCAACTGGTGCAGGTGGAGCAGGGGCTGGCAAGGGCGCTGGTGCAGGAACTGCATCAATTACTGTTTGAGCTGCTGCCACTATTGTAGGTGCTGTAGTTACTTTTTCTACTGCTACAGAAACTGTTGCAATTGCCGCTACTTTATTAGTTAAGTCTGTGCTTGCATTATTTAATGATGTAATTGTATTTTGAGAAACAGTTGCAAT